TTGAGCCAAGGGGCAAAGAGGTTTCTGCGGTGAATGTTCCTGCTGTACAAGGAACAGGCATTACAGGGACCTTGATGGAGGCTAAATTATCCATATTTGAAGGTGTTATTTTTGAAGAAACGATCAACCCGCAACAGGAAAAATCCAGCAAAACTGAGGCGGATGAAGAGATCGAACGCGAGGCGCAAGCTCTGCGTGAACGAATCAAAAAAATTTTAAAGAAGGAGTAGCAAAATGTTAGATCTGAAACCGTGTCTTGACGCAGTAAACGCGGCAAAGGACGAGGAGCAGCGAATCGCGAATGAGATCCAGACGCTCCTGTCAGATGGGACGGAAGAGAGCAAGCTCAAGGCAGTAGTCGAGTTGCAGCCAACGCTGGATGAGGCGCAGAAGAAGCTTGCCCAGGCAGAAGCTCTCTATGAGTCGATGCAAAGGGCTAACCGCCCGAACGACATCGCCAAAAATTTTGTCCCGATCAGCAACTCACAGCCTGAAGATGAGGTCGACCACCAATCGACTACCATCAAAAGGAGTGAGTACAACAAGTTGAGCCTGGTTGACCAGGCAAGGTTCATCCGCTCAGGTGGAACCCTGGAGGACTAAGGTTCTCTAAATCACAACCTTTTGGGTTGAATTTATTGGTAATAGGAGAAAATAACCATGTCCAACACATTAACAGGATTGATTCCAACCCTCTATAAGGCTGCAGATGTTGTTTTGAGGGAACTCACCGGCTTCATCCCCGCTGTAACGATGGATGCATCAGGTGAGCAGGCAGCCAAGAACCAGACCATCAGCTATCCGGTGAGCTCCGCAGCGAATACAACCAATGATATCGCCCCAGCTGCTACTGGCCCGGACCCTGCTGCCCAGACCATCGTTCCAGCAACGATGACGATTTCGAAAGTCAAGAGCTCCACCTTCTTCTGGGAAGCGGAAGAGCAAATGGGGATCGGTGGGTTGTATAACACCATCCTTCAGGATCAATTTGCTCAATGTATGCGCTCCCTGGTCAATGAAGTTGAAGCTGATCTGGCAGCGTTGTATGTTCACTCTTCACGGGCATATGGGACCGCTGGATCTACACCGTTCGACAGCACCAACAAACTAACCTTCCTTGCACAGCTTTTGAAGATGCTTAAGGATAATGGCGCCCCCCAGGGAGATCTCCAGCTCGTGATCAATACCACGGCTGGCGCTGCGCTGCGCTCTCTGACCGAGCTGTGGAAGGCGAATGAAGCAGGTGATGTAGAACTGTTGCGCCGCGGTGTTCTTCTCGACCTCATGGGAATGGCTGTGCGTGAAAGCGCGCAGGTAAAAACCCATACGAAAGGCACCGGATCTGGGTACCTGGTTGATCTGACAGCCGGTTATGCTGCTGGAAGCACTACCATCCATGTCGACACCGGTACCGGAACCATCGTGGCTGGGGATATCCTGACCAATAACAAAACCGGACGTGACACGAACAAGTACGTCGTCAAAACCGGTTTTGCTGGAGATGGTGATGGTGATATTGTGCTGCAGAACCCTGGTAATAAGGTCGACTGGGTGAACAATGATCCAGTTGGCGTTGGCAACAACTATACCGCCAACCTGGCATTCAGCCGCTCAGCCATCCATCTGCTCCTACGCACCCCAGCGATGCCAAAAGGTGGTGACTCGGCTGATGATGTGACCGTGATCACCGATCCGCAGACCGGGATCAGCTTCCAGGTGGCCATGTACCGCCAACGCCGCCGTGTTGCCTACGAAGTAGGCCTGGCCTGGGGCGTGAAAGCCGTAAAGCCAGAAGCGATCATGACTCTGCTTGGATAAGAGAGCCGAAAGATGAAAGTAATGGGAGGGGGAACTTCTCCCTCCCATTATCAGAAAGAGGTCCAAATGTCCACTGCACAGATCTATTGCACCGCTGATGAAATCTTGAGAGAATTTGGTCGAAGTGTTTCTCCAGAAACTCTCATGGAGAAAGTCACTTCTGCCAGCATCACCCTCCAGAGAAAGATCGGTGATTTCATTCCTTTAAAGGAAACGAAAACTTTTGTCGCTTCTCGAATGGATGGCCGAACAAATCGTATTTATCTTCCTCCCATGCTGGAGTTGATCAGCATCACGAAAAACGACACAGCACTGGACGAAGATGAGTATGAATTACTTCCGCAGGGCAGACAATGGGAGAATGGGCCTTATATCGGTATCGAATTTGACTCCCTGATCGAAGGTGATGAAATTGAAATTATTGCCTTTTGGGGACTCTATCAGGAAGCCAAAGACCTATTGATCACTGGCAGCCAAGCCACAGTGTCTGAAACCTCCCTGATCGTCGCTGATGGTGGAGTTCTGAGTGTGGGCATGGTAATCCAGATCGAGGAAGAGCAGGAATACATTATTGAAGGTAAGGGATCCAAACACAGCCCGGATCCTACTAAAGCCATTTCGAAAGTCAATGGAGTGATCACTGATACAGAGTCCGAGCAAATCATTGGCGTTGACAATGGGAAAGAGTTCGCAGAGGGAGAGGTTATCCGGATCGATAGCGAGGATCTATATATTGAAAAGATAGCCGGTAATTCGTTGACTGTTAACAGGGGATGGAATGTAACTTTTCCAGCTTCTCACGAAGATAATTCTGAGATCTATGTTTATCGAACATTTACTGTTGTAAGAGGTGTGAATGGGACGACCGCAACCCCCCATACGACGAAAGAAATTTTGCAACTTGTACCACCCGCCGATGTGAACTATATGACCAGGCAAGTGGCGATCCTTATGCAAATGAAGTCGGAGTCCGGATTCCAAGGTAGAGTCGGGAACTCCGAAACCGGTGAATCTGGATTTTATAGTGAATTTCCTCCGAAACAATTGGAAGAGATTCGCAGCCACTATCCAAATTTGGAGTAAACATGGCTGGGGATGATGCGTTGATGGAGATGGAAGGAATGGAACAGGTGCTGCACCAGTTGAGCTTCCTGCAGTCGATCAATATCAATAAGGATTACCTTGTACCGGGGATGAAATCTATTGGCGCGTCGGTGCGAAAGGTTGAAAAAGAGAAGATCGACGTTTTCAGCGGAGGAGAAAATGCATGATCAATCTGTAACAATGGAAATGGTAGGCATGACAGAAGCGCTGAAGGAAATATCGTTCCTCCAATCTATAAACATTAATAAAGATTACCTGATACCGGGAATTAAGAAAATTGGAGGGGTTGTTCGTAAAGCTGAACAAGAAAACGTACCGGTGTTCACTGGTAGCACAAGACGATCGTTAAGAAGCAAAACAACGACCAATGGAATTGGGTCCGTAAAGCTTGAGATTGCCCCATCATCCAAAGGGAAAAATGGACGTTTGCATGTTTTTCGGTTTATTGATGGTGGAGCCGAATGGCATGACAGGTCTACCGATGTTTCTACTTGGAGAGGCAAAGAAGTACAAAGAAACGAAAGGGCTTCAGCCAAAGTTTCTTCAGGCGGAAAAGCAAATTCGTCTTATCTACCAGCCGCAAGATTGGTTGATTGGGTGAAGAAGAAACTTGGTGCCAGCGACGACGAAGCTCTTCATGTGGCTTTTCGGGTAGCAAAAACCATTGGCAGAAGAGGTTTACCAAAACGACCGATCACGATGCCTACTGTAAATCAAATGAGCAATTACGTGATAACAGAACTAAATCGGATCATTCATACGATGGTAGAGGAGATTCATAAATATGGTTAGTTCAAATCTCTGGGGTGTGGAATTATGGGGCAAATCCCTGACCAACCTCTGGGGTACGGTCAAGGACGGCAAAGGAAAGGCGGTAGTTTCTTATCCTTTTGATAAGCTACCTGAGGCGATCCAACAAGTACCATGTGCACTTTCATTCTTTCAGGGCGACTCTATGGACGTGGACTACAGTATGGGTGGTCTGAGTGAAGCGAAATGGCGTGGCTTTACTGAATTTCACTTATCCCAGGATATTAGAAAGACAAGCGAATCGTATGTCTGGCAGTTTTATCGCCAAATCGTGACAGCGGCTGCGAAGAGTCTGACGCTGAACGGGCTGGTACAGGAATTTATTCTTGTCCCAGCCAAATCCATTGAACTATCTGTTTTAACTTATGGCGCCGAGACTGAGCATTGGGGTTTGGTGGTTCACTGGACGATATTGGAAAGCCTGGTCGGAAAGGTGACCGTTGGCGCGTAAATTAATGAATGGGGCGAATGCCATTCGCCCCTACAAACAATTATTGGTAGAGGTGAAAAAATGGCAACTATTTTAGGCAAAATGCAAATTGGTAAAGAGGATCCTGCAGCTCATGGAACCGGGGTGGCGGCAACCGTACTTCTGCCAATTAAGCAGAAGCAAATGCCGGTCGACCGAAAACCGACCACAATCGATCATGACATCGGAAAAAACGTAGAAATCACCGGAAGTATGGTGCAGGGCATCCTGGTAAAGGATACCCTATCATGGGATCAAGGGTTTTTCGAGATTCTTCCCTTCCTTTTCTCTGGTTTTTTCAAAGGTGGAATTACGCCAGTGGAACAAACTACCGATCAAGAAGATTTTCTTTGGTCTCATGAACCAAACCTCGATGAAATAGACAATGACCTTGACTCATATACAATCGAGCGTGGCGATTCATTGCAGTCATACGAACACAATTATTGTCTTTTCAACAATCTGAAGCTCTCCACTCAAGTGAATCAGGATGGTGGTGAACATAGCGTAAAAATCGATGCAGAATATTTTGCTCGCGAGAATGTAACCTCCAGCTTCACGCCTGCACTTAGCCCACTTCCACTTACTTTCATGAATGGAAAGCTGAGCAGGGTTTATCTTGATACGCTCTGGGTGGATGTTGGCAAAACCGAATTGACAGGACTGCTTCGCTCTTGGGATCTCGAAATCGTCAATGGTGTACACCCGAGGTTCAATGGCGGTTCGGTTGAAACTTTCAATGATCATGAATCTGGCGCATTCAGTTTCTTGTTGAATTTGACCCTTCAACGCAGCGCTCTGACAGAAACATTGCGCGCTGCTATTGGCTCGACCCGGGCACTGCGGTTGACAGTTACCGGTCCTAAGATTGGCACCGGGAAGAACCATGAACTAACCATCGATATGTTTGGAATCATCGAAGATGTTGTTCCTCTTGGAAGCACTGATCGTACCAAGAGTCCGAATTTGGATACGTTTGTGTTGCAGGGAAAATATGATCCTGTTGGCGGAAAGTTGATCGTTCCAAGCGTGGTAACTAAACTGGCGAGCATATAAATTAGCTGGCATGGCATGTAATGCCCCTACGGAGGAAATATGGAAATTCAGATCCCAAAAATATTTGAGAAGCTCGAGCTGAAAAATTACGCCAAGGAATTTGGCGAAGCTGCGTTGAACGTGTGGGTGAACCCACCGAGAGTGATGCTGAATGAACGGATTAACCTGATCACCCAGATTGTCGCGCTGAAGGATGAGTTTGAAGCGGATATCAAGCGTTTGAAGGCGGCCAGAGAGCGAAAAGAGCATGGTCAGGAGCTCACAGATCTGATCAGTAAGAAGAGTGCTGCGCTCAACGAGAAAATCGATCCATTGAATGACGCGCTTGAAACCTGGTACGCTGGAGTGCTCTTTGAAGGAGAGAGACCCATTACAAAGGATGAATTCCACGAGATGCTTGAGGCTACCCGTGAGACAGATCCTCAATTTGTTTTCTGGGTGATCGATTCGATCATGGATCTGATTGCCAATCACCGGGAAAAGAAAAAAAACTGATTGAGTCCGCCCTGCTTGAGGCAGTACAGACAGGGCGGACGAGCGAGGAAAAACTGGTGGCGATGATCACCGCAAGCGCAATCAATAAAGTCAGTGGAGGAGCAATCATCGCGCCTTGGCAGATCGATTATTTGCCTGATGAGTGGATAGACGCTTTCAACGCATTGACACAGGATCTTCCGGAAATGCGAGAAGGTCAAAATCGGGTAGATGCCATTAAAGCAAAATGGCGGAAGAACCAAGGTTATGGAAGTTGAAGGAAATTTTTATTGGTAACGCAATTAGCGCGGAGGTTGCTTGCCGATAGAACTGGCACAATGTCGTCGCTTAGCTCCTCCCAATGACTGGAAAATGACCAATGGCAGATAGTGTCATCAACATCATTATTAATACGATGAAAAAGGGTGTTGGGGACAAAGATACCCAAAACGCCTTGAAACAAGTTGGAAATATGTTTCAAAGGGCGACCGGGTTCAGCCTGTCGTATGCCGGCGCGGCCACAGCTGCGGTGGCAGTCGGTAAGAAGCTCTACGATATCACCAAGCAATCGGTTAATGAATATATTGCCGAGGCCAACAGCATTGAAAAGCTGGTATCGCTGACCGGGAGCCGGGCGGATGAACTTTCGCGCCTGGTCCAGGTAGCTGACGATGCAAAACTCTCTGAGGAATCGCTCGAAAAAGCGATGGAGGGAGCAACCAGGAAAGGTACAGATGTCAGCATCGAGTCCATCGCTGCCCTTTCTGACGAGTATTTGAAGCTTAATCCTGGCCTCGATCGGGCCAATTTCCTGACGCAAAAGTTTGGGAAATCCGGCACCGAGATGTATAAGATCATGCAACTGGGTAGTAAAGCGATTAAAGATCAGTCTGCTGCAGTAAATTCGAGTCTAATAATCACCCAAAAGGACATCGATGCATCAAATAAATTGCAGAAATCCAAAGATGATCTAAATGATTCATGGACTGCGGTAAAAAACAATATAGCAAGAGCAGTTATCCCGACCCTGCAAAAATTACTTGATAAAGAAGTTGAGCATATTCGCTATCTCGATCTCCAAAAAGAAAAGAACAATGGGGTAGTTGATGGATATCAAAGATCGCTTGGGTATAGCAAGGAATTGGTTCAACAGGCGAAGGAACAAACAGAAGCGATCAAAGATCAAAGCCAGGCTACTGACGACTTAACCGCGGGAACCGATGCTCTTAATAGTGAAATGGCGGATCTATCCCAAAAATATAAGGATATTTCCGGACTGGCGCAAAACCTTTACCAGAACGAGCAAAGCCTCAAAACAGCGGAAAAGGATCTGTACGATTATCAAAAATCTCATCCCTGGGATACCACAGGGATAAAAGACCGACAGCAGGCGGTGGAAGACCTGAGGACAGCCCAACAGCAGATGGTGGATGAGTGGTTACTGAACGTTTATACCCAGATGCTGACTGCCGATGGTGACCTTTCTGAATCGGATATGCAATTTCTGCTAAATTATCAGGTGAACACTGGAATGATCGACCAGGCAACAGCAGATCGAGCCAAGGCATATTACGATTACGCTCAACAGGTGATCGCAAGTAATGGAGACATGCAGGCTTCGATCGACGCTCTTCATGGCAAAACGATTGTAATTGATGTAAAGGTCAATAACCAGGCAGGCACTGTCACTGTCAATGGAATGGGTGTGGCTAATTTGACCGGCATAAATAATCAATCTGGCCAAGGATACAACTACGATGAAAAGAAAGCGCTGGGCGGCGATGTCTACGCAGGGGTGCCCATTCTTGTTGGTGAAAAGGGGCCTGAGGTTTATATCCCCAATGAAGATGGCGTGATTGTACCAAACAGTTACTTTAGTAATACATCGTCACCAACAGGGATCGGTGGTGGCGCCATCAGTATTGTTAATTACGTTTCGGTTTCCGGTGTCTCAGATCCGGAAAAAGCTGCCGACCTGGCAATAAAAAAGCTGGAGCGCAAATTAGCACTCCAATTGGGATAGGTTTATGACCGACACAATCATTTTGCACGTAGTGCTGAACGGGGTCGACGTCACAGATCATATCGATCTGAATGAGACGGAGATCTCGATCACGAGCGCCCTCAACCAGGAGCTGGATACGCTCAGCCTGACGCTCAAGAATGGGGACGTGTTGGATATCAAGGATTGGCAGGAGATCAAGGTGCTGGATGATACCGCGGCCATCTTTGGCGGTTATGTGATCACCCACGATGGGGTGGTAGACACCGATAAGACCAAGAATGCCTATGAGACAGGCGCCTCGGATTACGCGGCCTATTTGAAGAAAGCACAGCCAATTCAGCACGAATTTTTGAACAAGACTGATAAAGAGATCATCGAATGGGTCTTTGCCAATTCATCAGACCTGTCCGAGTTCGACGGTAGCACGTTCGTCACAGCCATTCAGACCATTCCCAGGGTGGTTTTCAATAGGGAATATCCCTGGGACATCCTGGACTGGCTGGCAGAACAAAGCGGCGGGTATTGGTATGTGGATTATGACAAAAAGGTGCACTATTTTGGCGCAATCGAATTCAGGGCGCCCTTTGGAGTTACCAACAATCCACTTGATATCGCCAATGTACTCGCCGAAAACGTGACCAACAATTCAGACGGGTCCGGGGTGGTCAACGCGGTGCAAGTCATCGGCGGTAACTCGCTGGTAGATCATTCACCATATTCTTTTACAAGGGTCGGAAATTCAACCGAGGTATATCTCAATAAACGACTGAAGCCACAATCCGGGGCTTCAAAGATCGTCGTGAGGCGAAATGACGGAGGCGCTACCACAAATCTACTCGTGAACCCCAGCTTTGAGGTGAATATCACCGATGGCTGGACCCAAAGCCAGGTGGGGAGTGGGGCTGCCTGGGCACAGGACGCGACAAAATATAACCAGGGAAGCAAGAGCCTCAAGATCACAGCCGGCACGGGTGTGGCGAAGGTCTACAGCGCTTCAATCACGCTGGCGCCCGGAGAGGCGCTGAGCGTTCAGGCGATGAGCTTCGTGGCAACGCTGGCTATGGCATCGATCGCGATCTATGACGCCACCAACCTGGTAGACCTGGTTGAGACAGTGAGCCGAAAAACCTCAAGTTGGGAACGATTGACAGCAACTTATATCAATGAATCTTCAGCGTCTTTGAGTGTGCGTGTAGAGCTGAGGAACAAGGCAACCGATTCAAGCACTGTCGTGAATTTTGATGCCGCACAGGCTGAAAAGCTCTCATGGCCATCAGCTTATTGCGATGGCAGCCTGGGCACGGGATACGCGTGGACGGGGACGGCGAACAATTCCACGTCGACGCGGGTGAATATGCCGGTATGGCGGACATTGACTGTAAAAACGGGTAACTCAGACGAGCTGAGTAGCCGGGATGAGGTGCTCTATTTTGAGAGTGATGCCAAGTTGGTTCAGGAAACTTACTGGCCAACGTTGAGCGATGCTATTGAGGTGGATGGCCAGGAAGAAATCCCGGTACGGGCAACCGTGCGTAATTACGCCAGTCATGCCTATTTTGGCAAGTGGTTCTGGTTGATTATCAACGAATCATCGATCGTGGATGTAGAGGTGGCCAGGATGAGGGCTGCCACTGAGCTGGCAAAAAATGCTTACTCAGCCCAGGTATGCGCGTTCGACGTGCGAAAACCAGGCCTGCGATCGGGTCAGACGATCCGCGTCTATTTGCCGCAGCGCAACCTGGACGGCGATTACCTCATTCAATCGGTGCAAACGACGATCTCGGTTGGAGGGCACATTGTATCCAAGGTGAGCATCGGAGCGGCGGATCCCGGGCTGGTGCTGATGCTGCTTAAACTCAAAAAGGCGTCAAAAATCGTCGACCTTGACTCGGACGAGCTGATCGACCAGGTGTTGGACTTTTCGGATGATCTGACGATATCCGATGAGCAGGTTGTGATCACGCACAGCCAGGGGCCATATCTCTATGACGTGGCGAAATGGGATTACGCGAAATATGGGAGTGAATAATGAGCGGGCGAATGCCATTCGCCCCTACAAATTAACCGCGAAAGGCGCATAACTATGGGAAAAATAATCAAGATTACGAGCGATGATGTCTATTTATCCGGGAGGGTGAAGCTGAGCGCGTGGCGGCCTGGGGTGATCAGTTATTTGATGGATAAAGGGATGAGCCTGGATGAAGCAATGGGAATGGCGCGTCACCTGGGAGCGTTGGACCATGAGATCGAAACGCATAACCTGACCACGACTATCGGCCTGCAGTTCTCGGCAAGGCTCTGGAGTAAGGAGGAGCTAGTGGGGCTGCAATACTTCGCGATCGGGACAGGTACGACCCCCCCAACGATCAATGATTCCGCTCTGGCCAACGAGTATATGCGCAAGGTGCTCACCGAGTGTTACCAGGGCGATATCCATGTTTATTCGACGGTATTCCTGCTGGCATCGGAATGCTCAATCCATATCAAGGAGGGGGGATTGTTTGGGGGGGCAGCAGCGCTGTCAACACCTGGAAGTGGATACCTGGTCTGCAGATTTTTGCTGGACGACGACAACAGCGTCAACCAGTTTGACCTGACGCTTCAGCATACGGCTAATTTTGGATTCAAGGTTGAATAGAGGTAGATATGACCATACCGATCACACCAAACGTAGATATCAAATCAACAGAGGTCAAGGGGCTGGCCGGGGTAAGCAACGCGAGCGCGGTACTCACCCCAACCACGAGCTATCAAACACTAGTGGCGGCGCCATCGAGCGCGATCCGCAGGGTGAGCCAGATTATTATGAAGAATTACGATGCAGCAGTGACCGCGGTCTTTTCCATCAAGATAGTTCGAAGCGGTTCGGATTACAACATCATTTCGATCAGCCTGGCGCCGGGCGAGAAATTCGTACTCGAATTCCCATTCTTGCTCGATACGGATACATCCATTCAAGGCAAGGTGGACGTGACCTGCACTGGGCGGATCATCGCGTCGTATATCCCATTCGCCGGTGAAATGGCGTTGGCAACATTCACGGGTACCGGCTGGGCCACTGTTTTGACGGTCCCAGCCAGCCATGCGTATGAGATGCTCGGATTCGTGATCACAAATACGGATACCACTTCGCAGAATATTGTTATCCAGATCTTGGATGCGAGTTCCAACGTCATCGATTATGAGACCAGGACGCTGGCACCGGGAGCGAACTGGTTTTACGGAATGACTCCGGTGCTGCTGGCTGGATACAAGTTCCAAGTGAAACACGGGGCGGCATCGAAGACGGGGGCAGCATTGGTAAGTTACTTGGAGGTTCCCTCATGATCAACCAGATCTATTACCAACCCATTTTCTTTGATGCTGAGTGGGGGCTGCATCACCTGGTGCATCGAATCGTGAGCGCGGCATATACCGGGATCGTGGAAACCGTGCGCCATTGGTGGAAGGTGTTGGAGTTCATTCTCAACCCGAAAGGGGTGAAGATCGAGAATATCTTTACAGGTACCGGGACCGGTACGGCTGTGTCAGTGGCCTGCACCCCGGCGAGCGTGGTGAATTCTGCGCTATTTGTGTATATCTACTCGGCGTCCAATAATGCCATTTCGTCGATCACCTACGCTGGCGCCGCACCAAACACGACTGTATACAATTCAACATCGACCGGCGGAGCGAGCGCGTTCTTTATCTTCAACAATCCAGCAGCGAGCGGAAATTTTGTGGCTACGATCGCTGCTTCATCAACATGGCGGGTGGTGGCATGGCATTGCTCAGGGGTGAACCTGACGACTCCGCAATACGACTATCAGACAACAGGAGGAACCGCATCAACATTGACGATGAACACTGCAGTCGGAACGATTTTGTTCTCACTACCGCGGCCTGATTCAGCTTATTACACTGGGATTTCATTTACCAGTGGAGAAGCCGTGGTGAATGTGGCTGGGAGCCCATGCGCAGGATATTTCACAACGCCGGCATTGCCCACCCAGGTGACGAGCTACACGGTAGCCACGAACCGAAATTTTCACGCGTTCGTGGTAAATCCGGCATAGAGATGAAGCCCCTGCTCATCCGTTACACGGTTTCGCGGGGTGCTCACTATGTTCGCAGTAGAAAGGTTTGAAATGGGTAACACACTTCTCAATTTAGCCAATCGGTTCATGGTTTCGCAGTTCCCGGTGTGGGGTGGGGATGGCAGCCAGCATATGGACCGCAAAGAAACGGCTGCATTCCCTGATCTACACGTCATTCCAGATCTGGGTGGTTCGTTCCTAAGCTGGAAGGGAACCCAGGGTGCTGGGTATCACGGGTTCGTCGACCGTACCTTCCCGGAGGTATGGAGGATCCTGCGAGAATACAACGAAAAATCGGGCAAATTTGTGGCTAGGTTCCCGTTCCATTTTTGGGATTACTCTCCCAAACATTACACAGGATCGCCTGAACTCTTCGGAGCGCAGCAAGCGAAATTCCACTGGAATACGATCAAGTCTGACCCTGGGGAAATCAAGGCTTATCTGGATGCAGAACCTTTTGCGGGATGGTTTTATCTGAACTGGATGAATCAATCTAAACCAATGCAGGTGGCTAAGGGGTTTATCAAAGGATTCTCTGACTGCGCAGGATACGCACCTGGGTTATACACAAGTCCAGGAATGCTGCCATTCTTTGGGGATTTCTTCAAGGATTTGGATTTATGGCTAGCCTGGTATAACGAAACCCGGAAATACGCTGACCTGCAGGCGGTTCTTAAAAAGTACTCCTGGCGAGGAGAGTTGCGCTTCTGGCAATATGCCAGCGATGGAGACATCGATGAGGACGGTGTCGGTGATGGTTTGAAGTTGGGAATGGAAGAAAAGAACTTCGATCTGGATATCTGGGTTGGCGGCGGGATGGAGGAATTCTCGAAGTATTGCGGTAAGACATCCATTCCTGTAGCCAGTGAGACCTCGAGCGAAGATTCCGCAGAGATGACATCGAGGGAAGAACGGACCTACACGATCATCAATCCGACCGGATTGAACGTTAGGGCTGCACCAAGCGCCGGAAATACACAAATCCTCTCCTGGCTTCCTAAAGGTGGATTGGTCCATTCCATTGCAGAGATATCGAACGGCGTCGATGTTTGGTTGAAACGTGCTGAGGGGGGGTACTGTGCCAAGATTTATAACGGAGTGACGTATTTGAAGTAGCCGTACCTCCTTGCGGCAAGAAGTCCCTGCTCGTTCGCTTCGTCCCAAAAAGCAGGGGCTTCGCGATCTCGCGGGATGAGCGGAAACCGCTCAGGAGTTTTGTGGCTCTGGGCAACCCAGAGCCACGCCATTTAACCCATATCGTCACAGGCTGAGGTGTCGGTAGATGCCTTCAGGTAGACTTTTCCGGATACATTGAGGGGGAGAATACGCCGACGCGGGGAGTAGGAAGGCCCCTTGGTGGCCTCGCTGAGGTTGAGCCCGCGCCACTTGTCCACCAGCATGACCTTGAGACCTGAGGCTATGGCTTCGAGAAGATAGTTTCGGTCGACCACGTGTTCCTGCTTGTTGAAAGTCTGATCCAGGTCGACAATGGTGATGTTTTGCATATATTCGCCGGTGGGGTCATAGCTGAAGGCAAGAACACCAATATCAAATTCCATAAGCTCTCCTTGAGAATGCGAGTTACAATCATTATAGATTATTTGTTCTAATATTGGTAGAGGTGAGAAATGGAAAAGATCGGGGAGGCAACATTGTACCTGGGGGATTGTCTGGAGGTCATGCCAACGCTCGCTGCCGGCAGTATCGACCTGGTGTTGGCAGATCTGCCTTACGGAGTGACAGCGTGCGAGTGGGATAAGATCATTCCGTTTGACCGTTTGTGGTCTGAGTATGAACGTTTGCTGAAGACGACCGGGTCCGTGGTGCTGACGGCCAGCCAGCCGTTCACGACCAAGCTGATCAATTCAAAGATGGATTGGTTTCGATACGAGCTGATCTGGAAGAAGAACACGGTGACTGGCTTCTTGAATGCCAAGAAGCAGCCACTGAGGAACCATGAAAACGTGCTTGTGTTTTCACCGGCAAAGACTGGAAAGATGGTCTACCATCCACAGGGGCTGATCGCGGTGGACAAGTGGAAGAAGAATTCAAGGGCTCGTATCTATGGCCAAACAGCAGTAAGAGAAAGAAAGCACGTCACCTGGACGAATTACCCACGCACGGTGATGGAATTCGATTCGGTGACGGATCACAGGCATCCAAGCCAGAAGCCGGTGGCCATGATGGCTTACCTGATCCAGACGTTCAGCGATCCAGGTGCCGTGGTGATGGATAACACGATGGGATCCGGTTCCACGGGGGTGGCGGCGCTACAGGTGGTGAGGAAGTTCGTGGGGATAGAGATAGAGGAGGAATTCTACCATGTAGCCAAAGAGAGGATCGTTTCAATCAAAATACCATTATTACAGAAAGTGTAATAATGGTATTTTTGGTTTTATGGTGGCGATAAGCTCAATTATCGAAAGCGAGTTAATGTCGCCAGCAAGATTTCATGAAATCGGAGGAGAGGGTTATTGTTTTGTCACATTCTGCTTGAAGATGCCTGGAAAGGCAACTTTTTGTCGATGCATTTTCGACATGTTTGCCCAAATGCTTTACGACTTCAACGGCCTTGGCAAAATCACCGTCGCCACTGATGATAATTGCCGTATCATAGCCATTTCGGAATCCCATTTCAAGTACGTCAACCGCCAAAGAGATATCTACACCCTTTTCAACGAAACCGTGCTCTCTTGGTTCAAGGCGACCCAGAACAACCGAGAAATAATCTTTTTTAGAAAGTGCAGCTACAAATTTCTGTTGTTTCTGGTATTTTTCTTGATTTCGAGATTGATCAGGCAGAGCAGTGTAATAATAGACCCTTACCAGAGACCGCCCGCGAAGAAGGGCTTTTGTCAGCAGTTCAAAATCGATATCGATGCGCTTGAAATCTGTTTGCAACGCGTGAAAAAGGTTCGATCCATCGATAAAGATTGCAACTCTCTCGGTGTCCATAAAATCTCCCAATTAAATGAATCGCCCAGAGTTACAATGTAACTCTGGGGAGGCAATCGCCCACCGTTGAGCGGATGGAACGGCGGGGAGTTTTATCTCACTCATTATATGTATAATGACATTGGATGTCAATACACAGTATTCACCCTGTATATACATTGCAAGGTCGCGATTACTCCTGATCTCAACCAACTTTTGAATACCTGTACACATCTTTGATGTGGGCGTGGAAATAAGAGCCGTGAGAAGTGGCGGTCATCAGACCATCATACACAGATTTTGGTACACCATAATATTGATAAACACCCCCGGAGTTGAATTCGATTTCCAGGGTTTGGGTATTTGCATCATACCCGACTGATCGTAAATCACTTGAAGTTACGGGTGTTCGATACATTTTTCCTCCTATGAACTATCCGTTTCTTTGGAAACGGTTAATCAACTTTAATATTTGTATGTTCTTATTTATGAATATAGCATGTTGCATTTCCACTTGCAGTGCGATCAATATCTGACATGACGAATTGGCCATCCAATGTATAAATTGCGCAATACCATTGAACCTCATTGACCATTTTGTTGAACGAAACGGTAATCTCTATTGAATCATCAAGATAAACCTGTTCGCGTGTCTGCTGCCCGCAACCGCTTACCGTTTTTGGATCTTGAGTCCCTGGATCAACACGCATTATGCAAAAACCAGTTTCAAGGATGTAATTTGGCTGTGGTGTTGGGGTCTTGGTTGGAACTAGGGTTTTTGTGGGTGTAAGTGTAAATGTGGGTGTAATTGTGGCCGTTGGTTTGAGCGGTGTTGAGGTAATTGCTATAGCAGTGTTCAGGCGGTCAACCACGATATCATATTTCTTTTGCTGCCCAGAATAAATCAACACAAAAACGACGAGGCATAAGGCGAATAAGGAACAAATCAAGTAAAACAATTTTTTGCTCATTTAATCCTCCCGCATTGAAATTATTATTTGATAATTATTATCGCATTATCTCCCAACCATTGCGAAAAAATCTTGTTCACCAACAATGCGGAGTGGCTGACCAGTTCTGATCAGGTCTTCCGCCTTGCGATGTTTAGAGCTTTTTTCATACCCGGCTAACTGTCGTAGGTCCTGGTCCCCCACAACGAGAACAGTGGTTTTCTTCGTCACCCCAGAATCAATATCACAACCTAGTGAATACGCCAACCGAGATGCTTCCAGTCTGGTTATTGAGAGCGCACCAGTAAAGACGACCACTTCGCCGAAAAGGGGGCCATCTTTGTTTGGCTCAGCGTTGAATACTTTCTGCAGTTCTTGGTCTGAAGCACCAAATAGCTTGAAATTATGGCGTGAATTCTCTACCCACTGATTGAAAGAGATACCAGATTTTTCGATGGCAGCCAAGGTAATCTTGCCGGTAGTGATCGCGTCTTCGAGGGCATCATGAGGTTTAATGTGATCAATACCAAGAAACCGAGAGAGATCGCAAAGTCCATATCCACCGTACTTCACTTCATCCCATGTGCGCCTGGCCAGTCTTGAGGAATCGAACCATTCGCAATGGATTGGTTTCTGGTGGATTTTTGCTGAGAGCTGAGCAAAAGCAGTGCGATCAAAATGGGTATGGTGAACGGCTATTTCTCCATCTAGCTTTTCATTGAGAAGAAGATAGATCTCTTTCAATTTAGGTGCGTTTGTCACCATTTGAGAGGTAATTCCGTGGATGCTGACGTTGAAAGGATCGAACCATGTTTGAGGATTGACCAGACTGCTATATGTATCAATAATTTGGCCGTTTTTGAAGAATGCCAATCCAATCTGGCAAAGGCTCCAAAATTCAATGTTTGCTGTTTCTATGTCAACGGCAACGAAATCATAGTTCATATTCGCCCCTATCCCTGTTGTAATACTAGAATTAGTGTTCTATTGTCTCTTTTAAAACACTGAGAGTCGGTTTGGCTTTGCCTCCGACTCTTTTGCG